CTCCAGGTGTCTTTCCACTCCGTCAGTCGCTAACGCGACGCTTGTTTAATCAAACAAGGTTTCAGCCACAAAATATCGTGGCTGATAGGGTGTAGACAGACGTACGTCGGTACCCGTCTGATCCGCGTGTCGTATACGGATCAGTCGGAAGTTCAGCCCCGGATCTAGTGTAAACACTATAACCAGGGACTAGCCAATCACCCATCCTACGCTTTTGCAGGCGTATTGGACGGAGTGAGTACGTATCGAAGTATCCCCCTTCCCAACCGGCACGACGTTCCTTTCGTTTGGAATACAGTTCGTGGCTACCAAGGAGGTGCCCGTCACCATACCCATCAGGACCGTATAGTCGGTTCTGCTCCCACGTCCAGGACTCACAAAGTGAAGCGAGCTCACGCTCACCTCGCCTCATGGCCCAGTTGTGAAAACAATACAGGGTCTTATCCGATATCTCATCCTTGAGATAAAATGGACGTACATCGTTCCCAGAGAGCCAGTCGGCACCACAGGACTCCCTAAAAGGACCCTTCCAAAACGACTTATCGGGATTAACCCAAAAGCCGGCTTGGTCGAGAACCTCAAAGAAGAGCTGTGTCGCCTCCGAGGGTACTATTAAGTCATCCCCGAAGACGCCGATGTTACTGACATCGCCTCCGACAAGTTCCACGCTAGCAGCCGCAAGAGCCCAAAAAATCAGGCTCTCAAGCTCAAACGTGTAACCGTTACCCATACTGCTGAATTTCTCCAAGCGGTATGAGGAACTATCGTAGACGAAGGTCCCCGTACGGAAATGCCCGAGGAATTCGAGCCATCCCGGGGGGACTAAATCAGCAACAAGACTCCAAGAAAGCGTGTCACTAGCGGAGCTAAGGTCAATGGTAGCCAGACTTTCGTCTAGACTACCAACCCTAGCAAGCCGGCGATTACGCTCTTGATCCCGGAGGTCTATGCCCACAGAACGCAACCTACCTTTAAGATAGGTACCAATCCCTAACTGCGCAAGTCCATTTAAGATGGGCTCCACAATAATGGGACGGTGAGTCTTAGCGTTCTTCGGAACGAAAACCAACTTGCCGTCGTCCTGCCGGACGGGTACGATTGCCCGAATTTCATCGGGAGAATCAACCCATAGCGGCAATAGAGTGTTACTCTTCACAGAGTGGTGCTCTACGAGGTTAGGGAACTGCGAAAGCAGTGTCCCAACAAACGGCATAAGGTCTTCGCTACACGCCAGTGTGGCTGACAGCTTCCCTGACAAGGAAGCTTCCGCCATGCGAACACTGGTGTTAGCCCCAGGCCCATATCTAAAATCAAGTGACTCAAGGAGAGGGACTTCCCCCAACACACTGGATATTTTTCGAGCCGCAATGCAGAAAGCATGGCGGACGGCCTTTGAGGCACCGGTGAGAAGGTTTCCGTTCGTTTCTCCACACTTGATTTCCGCCTTAAGGAACGCTTTAACGCCCTCAAGGAGTGGGTTAAACCCCAGCTCTAACCAGGTACTCTTATTAAAGAGAGCCTGAATCTGACGAGCCCCACGATAGTCTTCAAGACCAAGATCCGTTGGAACCTTGACCTCGACTACGTCGCGGAATTCGCCTGCTTCCACCTTTCGATGGAGAGCGAGCGAGAATTCTCCACTTTTGGAGTATATGGACGAGACTGCAAGCAAGAAGGACATACTGTCCTCCTTCGTGCGCGGTGAAAGCCAATCCGTCAGACCACGATAGTCATCAGAATTGACGATACCAGATTCAATGTACTTATTCATTGATCCTCCACTGTTATAGTGGCTGGTAATCGGGAACCACACTACATGGGCTCTTTAGGCCCAAGTCAAGCGCCGAACTACTTAGTTCGGAACTACGCCCTGAGTGTAGAACAGAGGCACCGGCAGGACCGAGCTTGTGAAAGCCGATCCAGCCGAGGCCTGGTTCAGAACACCCGTGGCGGTGGTCGCTGATGCACCCTGGAGGGCACCCAGCATCATCTTCAGGCTGTTTGCACGATCCGCAATCGTCGACCTACGCGAAGAAAAGTGCGTGTAAATATGCACTTCCGTGTAGGCAACTTTTGGCGGGGCAACGTAGCCCGCAGATGTACCCGAAGCACCGAGAGTCTCCATTACGGGAACTTCCAGCTTCGCTGTACGCTTGTAATCCCCTGAAGCCAGCTTCTCTTCTTTCAAAGAGAATCTGATCTGCCCTTCAAAAGGGACACCGGCCGCTCCGCCCCGCCATTGCGGGTTCGGAGAGTCGGTAATGGGGAGAAGCGTACTCTCGACAGGGGATGCTGCGTCATCTTTGACGAGCAAGTTTCCCATAGCAGCCATGATAGGCCTTTCTCACAAATGTGAGGTTATTGTTGAGGAATTATAGCACCCTTAAGCGAGCAAGATCGCCCAGGAGGAGTCCTGGCTTGCTGCGAATAAGTGCTGGGCCAAATCGCTGTTGAGCGAGAGAAATAGCGTTCCACAGTCTACGACCGTGTACAGCGCCACTCGTCTGAAACCCTGGAAGGGGGACAGACAATGCCTCAGAGTATGTCCGTGAGGTCTGGATCTGCTTATACTTCACAATAGGCTTCTTCAAGACGCCGGTAAAAACTTCGGCGTCCCAAGGAGGCTGTTTGTGAGTATCAGTAAACCTGGACTTTAACGCGAACGCACCCGCGGTTTCTCGTTTCCGTGATTCGACGGTAAGGAACCGACCCTTGAGAAAGGGGACGGTATTAACTAAGTCGATATACGAACCGATCGGTATGAACCAATCGACGACGAACGACCAAGGAGTTAACTCCCAGGCCACGCTCAAGGGATCAAGCAAACCGAGTTGACGGGCAAAACCCATCTCCTCGACGCACTCATAAATGATTGCGCGGATATAGGTCTCTTGGTAAGGCATATCAAAAAATGTCTTACTTTGAGACCCGTTTCCTATTTGCTTGAGCTTGCTAGAAGCTCGATAGGTCGTAGTTCTAGGACCGTTCGAGATGGCCTCAAAGGCCTTAGCAGCTTCGAATGAATCACTCAAAAGAGGGAGCCATCCGTACTGCAACTCTAGCCAGCGACCCGAGATATCCGAAGTTTTAAGTCGGGTACCTCGCGGTGTGATGCCAAGTTGCCTCGCGGCAACTGCGAAATTGCCCCTTTTAAGAGCAATGGCAGCACGACCGAGTTTCTGGAGATTACTCGCGAGCAAATCCACTGTTTGGTGGAGCTGCCCGAGATTGACAGCCAAGTTGAAATCATGAGACTTCACCTTCTGAACAAGCTTGTTCAGCAACTTTAACTGATCATTAGAAGACCAGTCGAGAGGGCTATCAAAATAGAAACCGACGTTATACCCCGTGGTACCAGAATTGAACGTCCCATCACTGGGAAGAGTTCTCTGCTGGACCCACGAGACAATCACGTCGATCCCTATGTAATCCCAGGAATCAAATTGGGCAGTGTAATTATTCCACTTCTCAACTTGCTTCCCAGCGAAGGTAGTGTATTTACCGTCGGTCCCCGTCCAGGCGCGGCGAAAGCCTTTGCCTAGGGTGTAGGGACCGGGTAGCGCACTACCGATCGTTCCAGAAGTCATTTCGAAGAAGAGCTTTCAGATGTGACACTTTCCGGCTGCTTAGCGCAGGAAGGAAGTACGTCACCATGAGAGCCCCAAATAACACATGCGGACCCATCCTCTCCGTTGTTCCTAATACTGGCATCTACCGGCACGCAGCCGGAAAGAAGATGAAGTAGAAGGAGGAGTATGATGAGTAAACACAAGCACGTGACCAAAGTAGAGCCACCGAGGCTCACGATGATCCGTTCAGGGTTTTCACTCTGTTGTTGCTTGTTATCCGACATGATTACCTCCGAACGCCCAGGGAGGGCGGTGGGCAGCAATGCCCACATTGGAGCCGGAGAGATTCCGGTGAGATTTTGACAACATCTCAAGACTAGGCTCAAATGAGCTTCGCCTCCTCCGATAAGATGGGGTGACCCGAAAGGGCGCCCAAATAGAAAATCCGCAGTGGACCTACACCTCGAGGTATACGAACCACACGACAGACTTTCCGGTGTTCAGATTGGTGTAATGGAAGCAAGCCCGAAAACAGGTTTCCCTGTTAACCTCGGACCCCTTCCGAACCATCTTCTGAAAATCAAAAAGCTTTTGCAGAACCGACTCTTCAGAAGGCGAAAGCCTACTCGAGCGACCCTCGGCGAAGATAAGTACATCTCGTACATTAACTTCAAGAACGAGGATAAGCTCACGAAGAACGGAGTCATTCTCACTCGAAAGTGAGAGTGCCTCATCGAAAGAAGGCCCAGTAAGGACACCTTCCAACTCAATAGTATGGAAGATTCCAGGGCCATTCGATGTATCGCAAAAATGTCGCATAGTAGTACCTCTAGGTTACGGTAACCCACTGCG